GGTAACGCGCGACCCCGACACTTTCCTAGCGATAGGGGCGGGGGAGTCCCTTTAATTTTAGAGAGGTTTTAAGGTGAAGCAGCAAATTGAGTATGTTGAAACGGCAGAATTGATACCGTATGCACGCAACTCACGCACGCATTCTGACGAGCAAATCGCGCAGATTTGCGGGTCAATCAAAGAGTTTGGGTTTACTAACCCGGTCCTGATCGATGCTGATGGGTTGATCATCGCAGGCCACGGCAGGACGATGGCGGCGCAGCGTCTGAATATGAAAGAGGTGCCGTGCCTGCGTTTGACGCATTTAACCGACGCGCAGAAAAAGGCATATGTGATCGCCGACAACAAACTGGCCCTAAATGCTGGCTGGGATGAGGAGATGCTGGCGCTGGAGTTGGGCGAGATAAACGAACTCAATTTTGACATCATCAAAACAGGTTTCTCTGATGATGAAATATCACTTTTGTTAGGTGCGGTAAATTTTGACGCGGGGAATGAATCTGATCAAGGCCAACTTGATCAACTTGATCCTAAGATAATCAAATGCCCTCATTGCAAAAAAGAATTTGATGCGAGGGGCAAATGACCGCATCGGCAATCAAAATTGATTTTGCAACGCATAAAGCTGCGAAATTCGCTTGCGAAAACTGGCATTATAGTAAATGTGTCCCTGTTGGTAAGTTGGTAAAAATCGGGATATGGGAAAGCGAAAAATTTACGGGTGTCGTTTTATTTGGTCGCGGCGCTACTCCAAATCTCGGCAAGCCATATGGCATGACACAGACTGAATGTGTGGAACTGGTTCGCATCGCTATGCGCGAACATGAAACGCCAGTGTCTAAAATTGTGTCTGTTGCATTGAAGTTTTTGAAAAAAACAAACCCGAATATAAAGCTTGTTGTTTCTTTCGCTGATCAGTCGCAGGGGCATCACGGCGGCATTTATCAGGCCGGAAATTGGACATATGCTGGTCAGGGTCAACCAGCAAAATTTTATATGATCAACGGCAAGTTAACGCATCCGCGTTCTATCGGAGCAAAAGGATTGACGCAAAATATAGATGGGGCTAGGCGAATAGACAAATCCGCTTTTGTTGTGGATGTTCCGGGGAAGCATAGGTATTTGATGCCACTGGACAAAAAAACAAGGAAACAAATAATTCACTTGTCTAAACCATATCCAAAGCGTGCGAAGCAGGCGATGGCTGACGACCAGTCAGCACAGCGGCAGGGCAGCACTGACCCGCACGCTCCATTAGGGCAATCCGATGTCTGATCAAACCTTTCCGCTGGATACCATTTCAAAGCTGCTGGATTTAACGCCGCAGCGCGTGACGCAACTGGTGAATGAGGGCGTGATCCCGCGTAAAGAGCGCGGCAGATATGAACTTGTGCCGGTGGTTCGCGGTTATATCAAATATCTGCGGGAGCGCGGTCTGCGTGCTGACGTTAGCGGCGACGATTACAACACGCACCGCACGCGGCTGACCAAAGTCAAAGCCGATATGGCTGAGATGGAAAAAGCGCAGATCGAAGAGCAGCTGATCCCGTCCGCAGATGTAGAGGCGGCGTGGATGGAGGTGGCGCAGAATATGCGCCAGAAGCTGCTGGCGTTTCCACAGCGTGTTGCGCCGGAAGTCTACGCCGCCGAAAAGCTTGTCGAAGTGAAAAGCATATTGAAGGATCACATTTTTGATTCGTTGCAGGAAATAGCAGATGTCAAAGTCAAAGTCGTTAACCCTATCCGGTCATCCGACAGTGGCGAAGATCAGCCAGAAAATTCTGGCGGCAATGCAGCCACCTCCAAATCTGTCGATTGACGAATGGGCTGATCTTTATCGCAGACTGTCACCAGAGGCATCGGCAGAACCGGGCTTCTGGTCAACAGATCGTGCGCCGTATCAGCGCGGGATGATGCAGGCCATATCCGATCCGACCGTTGAGCGCGTGGTATTTATGACCGGGGCGCAGATCGGCAAGACCGAAATCATTAACAACGCGGTCGGATATTTCATCGATCAAAGCCCGTCGCCTATGCTGATCGTGCAGCCGACGCTGGAAATGGCAAAGATGTGGTCGAATGACCGGCTGGCACCGATGCTGCGTGATACGCCAGCCCTAAAGGGCAAGGTGGCAGATGCCCGGTCGCGTGATAGCGGTAACACGCTATATCAGAAATCATTTCCCGGTGGATATCTTGCCATCGTTGGTGCAAACAGCGCTGCCGGTCTGGCATCGCGCCCGGTGCGTTCTGTTTTCTTTGATGAGGTGGATAGATATCCACCAAGCGCCGGATCAGAGGGCGATCCGATCAATTTGGGCATCGCCCGGACAAAAACATTTACGCACAACCGAAAAATCGTGATGGTTTCCACGCCAACAAACAAAGGCGCATCGCGGATCGAAACGGCCTTCAACCAAAGCGATCAACGATATTATCATGTGCCGTGCCCGGATTGCGGTCACAGCCAGACGCTGAAATGGTCAAATGTGCATTGGCAAAAGGATCGCCCGGAGACGGCTGAGTATATCTGCGAGGAATGCGGCTGCGCGTGGGATGATGCCAAGCGATACCGCGCGATTAAAGGCGGCGAATGGATAGCAGCGGAGCCATTCAACGGGACCGCCGGGTTCCATTTGTCCGGCCTGTATTCGCCTTGGACGCCGCTGGGCGATATAGCGCAGGATTTTCTAAACGCCAAAGCGCTGCCCGACACTTTGCGCGTTTTTGTGAATACTACGCTGGCAGAATGCTTTGAAGACGCAGGGGAGACCGTTGATGATTACGACGTTGCACAACGCGCCGAAGAATTTGGGCCGCGTGTTGATAAGCGCGTTGTGGTTGTCACGGCTGGGATTGATGTGCAAGACGACAGATTAGAGATTGAATGCGTCGGATGGTGCAGATCAGAAGAGAGTTTCAGCCTTGATTACGCTACACTATACGGCGATCCATCCACGCCGCAACTATGGCAGGATTTAGACGCGCATCTGGCGCAAAAGTGGGACACCGAAGACGGGCGCGTGCTGCAAATCAGATCGGCCTGTATCGACTCCGGCGGTCACTACACAAAAGCCGTTTATGACTTTGTGCGACCGCGTGAAGGCAAGCGCGTTTTTGCGATCAAAGGTATGGCTGGGGAAAGCCGTCCGATAGTGTCGAGGCCGTCCCGAAACAATATCGGGAAGATCAGATTGTTCACCCTTGGCGTTGACAATATCAAATCTTTAATTTTCTCGCGACTTCAGATACAATCAGAAGGTCCGGGGTTCTGTCACTTTCCCAACGACCGGCCAGACGAATACTTCAAGCAGCTTGCGGCGTCGGAAAAGATCGTGACAAAATTCCACAAAGGGTTTCCGCGCCGCGAGTTTATCAAGACGCGGACCCGCAACGAGGCACTGGACTGCCGTGTGTATGCGACGGGGGCATTGGCTATACTAAACCTAAACCTCGACACACTGGCAGATCGTGCATCGCAATCGGTTCGGCAAGATGAAGACGTGCCGAAAAATACACCGCTGCGCCGCCCACAAAGGCGCGGCGATTTTGTTAATGGGTGGCGCTAATGGCTAATTTGTTCGACACCGATAATGCGCCAACGATAGAACCAGACCAGATTGTTGTCGGTGATCGCGTAACGTGGCGAAAAAACAATCTTGGTAGCGATTATCCATCAACCGCTTACAGTGTCGCCTATGTCAGCCGTGTTTCATCTGGCGGCGGCACGCATGAATTTACAGTCACCGGCAGCGCCGATAACAACGATTATCTTTTTACGATAGCCAGCACAGCCAGCGCGTCTTTTGATACAGGCCACCATCACTGGCAGCTAGAGATTACGCGCACCAGCGACAGTGAGCGCATCGTGATTCAGACCGGATCGTGGGATATCATCACCGATCTGGACAACAACGTCGATCCGCGTTCGCATTCGGAGATCATGCTGGACAAAATCGAAACGGTTTTGCAAGGGCGTGCTGATGCTGACGTGCTTTCTTATTCGATTAACGGTCGATCCCTTTCCAAAATCCCGCCTGATGAACTGGTGCAATGGCGCGATTATTACCGGCGCGAAGTGGCACAGGAACATAAAGAGGATCATGTCCGCAATGGTCGCAGCCACGGCGGCACGATCAAGGTGAGGTTTTAACGATGGGCTTGTTTGACTTTCTGAAGCGCGATGAAGAAACCGTAAAGCCTTTGAAAAAGCGCAGCTATGCAGCGGCGCGTGCCGGTCGACTGTTCGGCGATTTCACACAATCGGGCAACAGCGCCGACAGTGAGTTGCGTTTCACGCTGGAAGTCATGCGGAATCGAAGCCGCGAACTGGTGCGCGACAATGAATTTGC